GATTACGTTGGTTTCCATACTTCAGACAATAGCTTTACATATGCTGCTAAGAACCCTGGAACCTGGGGCAACGGACTGAAGATTTGCACAATCGACGACTTTGCTGATCAAAGAGTTGTATTGCAACAACTGGTCTTGCTGATGCTGGTGCAACAATCGGATTCGGTGTAACCGCAACACTCGATAATGCAGTTATTCCTGGAGCTGGAACTACCAGTGGATTTAGTGGATTCCTGAAAGGTATCGTTGTTGGAATGGCAACGGATGTAACTGGCGGCAGTAGCACAGTTGATATTAAGGTTGTTTCTCGTGTTGAAACCGTTGGTGGTGGATCTACAGAAACTGCTGTTACCTATCAAGAGGGTTCTACCTCAAGAGCATTCGGAACAGCTCAAGTTCTTCACTTTGTCAACAATGCTGGTGTTAATAGCACAGGAACTCTGACTGCAACTTATACTCCAACAAGTGCAATTGACTGGTATGAGCAACAAACTCTGGGTCTGACCAACGCAACTACTTTCTGGAAAGCAGTTGCACCAAGACCAGTTTCCAACGTTTATGTAACCGATAGAAACGGTAAGAACGATGGTATTCACGTTGTCGTTGTTGATGACGCAGGATCTGTTACTGGAATTAAGGGCAATATTCTTGAGAAGCACGTTAACCTGTCCAAGGCAGGAGATGCGATCTCTAATGTAAATGCACCTCAGAGAATCTTCTACAAGGATTATCTTGCAGACTTCTCAGACAACATCTATGCTGGTTATAATCCTTCCCAGCAACATGATGCAGCATTTAACACTACTCCAAGAGCAACTGGGTTCTCGACTGATTTCACTCAAGTCACAACCGCAGATGGACTCTGGGGACAACCTGCTCAGGATGTTACATTTGCTGGTCTCGGTGCTGTAACTTACACCTTCGGTGGTGGAGTTGATTACTCCTCAACTGGTGGAATGAAGGCAGAACTTTCCAACCTGATCACTTCATACGGACTCTTCTCTAACAAAGATGAAATTGAAGTTGATTATCTGATCATGGGTCCTGGTTGTGCAACTGAAGCAGAATCACAGGCAAAAGCAAACTATCTGATCTCTATTGCTAACGATAGAAAGGATTGTATGGCAACGGTTGGTGCTCACAGAGGAAATGTTGTTAACATTACCAACACCAATACTCAGACAGAAAATCTGATCAACTACTTTAGTTCACTGTCCTCTTCGTCTTATGCGACATTTGATAGTGGATATAAGTACACCTACGACAGATTCAATAACGAGTTCCGTTATGTTCCAACAAATGCTGACGTTGCTGGTCTCATGACTCGCACATCAGTTGTTGCATATCCTTGGTTCTCACCTGCTGGACAGCAACGTGGTGTTATTAACAATGCTGTTAAACTGGCATACAACCCCAACAAAGCACAAAGAGATCGTCTCTATCCTGCAAGAGTTAACTCCTTTGTCACCACACCTGGCATCGGAACACTCCTCTTCGGTGATAAGACCGCACTCGGATATGCTTCCGCATTCGACAGAATCAACGTCCGTCGTTTGTTCCTCACCATTGAACAAGCACTGGAAAGAGCAGCACAAGCTCAACTCTTTGAACTCAACGATGAGTTAACCAGAGCTAACTTCAAGAACATCGTTGAACCTTATCTCCGTGACATCCAAGCGAAGAGAGGACTTTATGGATACATGGTTGTTTGTGATAGCACGAACAACACTCCTGACATCATCGATAACAATGAGTTTAGGGCAGACATCTTCCTGAAGCCTGCTAAGTCGATTAACTACGTAACACTTACCTTCGTTGCTACCCGCACCGGTGTTAGCTTTGAAGAAGTAGTTGGCAGAGTTTGATAGCATTATCTAAATAACAAAAGGAGGATTAACAAATGCCACACTCTATCGAGAAAATCAAATCTACTCTGATTGGGGGCGGTGCTCGCCCCAATCTATTCCAGGTAGACTTAACGTCTTTCCCTGGATCAGGTGATACTGGATACGATTCAGATAGTTTCTCTGTTCTCTGTAAGGCAGCTCAGTTGCCTGCATCAAACGTAGCATCAATTGATGTTCCGTTCAGAGGAAGAATCTTCAAGGTTGCTGGTGACAGAACCTTTGATACCTGGACCGTTACAGTCATCAACGATAACGACTTCGTTATCCGTACTGCAATGGAGCGTTGGATGCAAGAGATTGCACAATATGCTGATGGATCTGGTCTGCTCAACCCAGCAGATTATCAAGTTGATGCAGTGGTCAAGCAGTTCAAGAGACTTACTTCTGCAACTGATGCTAGAAGTGGTGATGGTCTTGAAACTGCTAAGAAGTATAAGTTCTACGGAATTTTCCCAACGAACGTTGCTGCTATTGACCTGTCTTACGACACATCTGACACCATTGAAGAATTCACAGTTGAATTCCAAGTCCAATACTGGTCCCCAGATAACACTGCTGACTGATCCATAAATAGATCAGACTTAAGTTAGTTTATAATAATGTCTAAGTTATTTGGGTTCTCTATTGAGGACACAGAACCACTATCTCCAAGTGCCGTCAGTCCCGTTCCTCCTAATAATGAGGACGGGAATGACCACTATATGAGTAGTGGTTTTTTTGGTTCTTATGTAGATATTGAAGGTGTATATCGCACTGAGTTTGATCTCATTAAAAGATATCGTGAAATGGCACTTCATCCCGAAGCGGACAGTGCCATTGAAGATATTGTAAATGAAGCAATTGTTTCAGACTCTAATGATAGTCCTGTTGAGATTGAACTTTCAAATCTCAATGCAAGTGACGGTATCAAAAATATAATTCGTAAAGAATTTAAATACATTCTCGATCTTCTTGATTTTGACAAGAAGGCACATGAAATCTATAGGAATTGGTACATTGATGGTCGTATTTACTATCATAAAATTATTGATCTAAAGAATCCTGAGGCAGGTATTCAAGAACTTCGTTACATTGACGCGATGAAAATGCGTTATGTAAGGCAGCAAAAGAAAAAACCAAATGATGGAAAAAATAATCAACTAGTAAATCTTAGAAGTAATAATCCCATGGATTATGACTTCCCAGAATTGGAAGAATATTTCCTCTATAATCCTAAGATAACATATCCAACAGGAAACCCCACATCAACTGGGGGATCTCAAGGAATTAAAATTGCAAGAGATGCAATCTCATATTGTACATCTGGTTTAGTTGACCGTAACAAAGGATCAACTCTTTCGTATCTTCATAAAGCAATCAAGGCACTCAATCAGCTTAGAATGATTGAGGATTCACTAGTCATCTATAGATTATCCCGTGCTCCTGAACGTAGAATTTTCTACATCGACGTTGGTAATCTTCCCAAGGTAAAAGCAGAGCAATACCTTCGTGATGTGATGACTCGTTATCGCAATAAACTTGTATACGATGCAAACACAGGAGAAATCCGTGATGACAAAAAGTACATGGCAATGCTCGAAGACTTCTGGCTTCCTAGGCGTGAGGGCGGAAGAGGAACCGAAATCTCCACTCTCCCTGGCGGACAAAACCTGGGTGAAATCACTGATATTGAGTATTTTAAAAAGAAACTCTACCGTTCACTTAACGTCCCTCCATCACGAATGGATGGCGAAGGTGGGTTTAACTTGGGGAGATCTTCTGAGATCCTGAGAGATGAACTTAAGTTTACTAAGTTTGTTGCACGTTTGAGAAAGAGATTCTCCAATATGTTTAATGACATGTTGAAGACTCAACTCATTCTTAAAAACGTCATTACTCCTGATGATTGGGAGTCGATGAGTGAGCATATTCAATATGACTTCCTCTATGATAATCACTTCTCCGAACTGAAAGAAGCAGAACTCATGAATGAGAGACTGACTCTTGCAGCAACAGCAGAACCTTATATTGGTAAGTATTATTCTCAAGATTATGTTCGTCGTAAGATTCTCCGTCAGACTGATGTGGAGATTCTTGAGCAGGATGCACTGATTAAGAAAGAAATTAAAGATGGTGTTATTCCTGATCCAACTGTACCTGTAGATCCTGAAACTGGGCAACCTTTAGATGCAGCAGCTATGGATTTAGGAAAACCTCAGATGGAACCTGAAATTGATGGCTCTGCTACTGAGGCACCAGAACTGCCCAAGGGTGGTGAAATATAAATATATCTAGTTGTTTACTATACAATTAAATGGATGACCTTTTAGATATGATGATCGCTGACGAGTCACCATCTCAAATTAGCGATGCGATTAAAGATGTTCTCTATGCAAAGTCTGCAGAGAGAGTNGATGCATTTCGTCCTATGGTAGCAAATGCTGCTTTTGGTGGAGAAGGTATTGAA